GTCGTCAGAGTCCACCACCGCCGCTTTCAGCGTCCGCAGCCTGTCAAAAAACTGGGCAATGTCCATGTCGTCCATGCCGCCGCTATTTTTGAGCATCCAATACAGCCCGGGATTGTCGTCGATCTCATTAGCCAGGCCATTTTTTATAAAATCATAGCAGTCGATGGTTTCCCGGACAAACACCAGCTCTGATTGATGCAGGTCATTCCCCCATAGCGGGAAAACGGGGAGTGTGCCATAGCCTTTGCCTGTCACATCCTCCACGCCGTGGGCCGCTGTGCTGGTAGTGGTAACGATGTAGGGCCGCTGGCCTTGCTCGGTCATCTCCATATTACCGGAGCGCTCCACATACTCCGTGTAGCCCTCAGCCGTGTATAGCACCGCCGTCAATGTCTTGGTCTTGGTGCCATCCATGGTATACCAGTACCTGATTCCGGCCCGAAGCTCATTTGTGTACGCATCAAAGAGCGGGCAGAATCCCGGCCTATTAGGTGTGTCAGCCAGGCCGAAAACCTCTACATGGTCGAGGTTGAAAAACAGAAATGCAACGCCATCTGTCAAGGCGATTTTGCCAGCGTCGGCAATTTTAATGTCAGCATCCTGCCCGAGGGAAATTTTGGTCGCATCCTCCGTGAATGTCATGCCATTGCCCAGCACATACTGCACAATCTGCATTACTTCCAGCCGGAAAAATCCGCTCTTGGTCTTATAATTTGCGCTGTACAGGTCAGGTGTCAGGCTCCCGTCCACTTGCCGCAGGAATTTCTGGTATTTTGCCGTGGTAGGGTTGCGCCCGGCATAATATTCGTTTGCATCAGCGGCGATAGCATAACGGGCCGTTCCTCGCAGTTCCTCCACCGCCGATTTTATAAACGACCCGACATCGGTCGCATTTTCAAAGTCTTGATATGTTTTTATCGTCAATCACCTCTTGTGCAACGGGATATATTCGGGTCTTCCGAATTTCTTCACCAGGTTCATCGTTTTCACAAAATAACGGATAGCGTCCATACAGTGGTCATTTTGCTTCACCGGCGCATCCTCTCCATTGTCAGCCGCCTTTTTGTCCCACGAGTACAGGCCGAATTCCTTCAACGCGTTCACGCACCGGCTGAAAAATGCAATGCCCTGCTTATACAGCATGGTGCATACATCCGCAATGCCAGGCCCCACATCGTTGACGGCGTTCTGGGTGTGGTGCCCTCGTTTTCGCAGCTCCACAATCAGGGCCGCCGCTGACGGGTCTATAATTGTCCGTTTTGGCTTGCAGTCATCATGGCTTGATAGCATCGCCTCGAAGCCGTCCACAAGCTCGCTGACGGTTATCTGCTTGCTTTCCTCACGCCCTGAGTAGTAATACTCGTCTAAGGCTATCCAGCGGCCTGTAGCCGCTTCCTTGCGCCACAAGAGGAATACTGTAGCGTTTTGGATGCCATAGTCGCAACTCACATAATAATCGCCGCTGGTCTCCGGCAACGCCTCCAAGACGTGCTTTCCGGCGTCAAACATGGGGTACACCAGGCCCTCTGCTATGCACCGCTGGCCCTCGATATCCCGCTTGTACCAAATACTGCCAGGGTCATATTGCGCCTCAATCTCTGCCAGGCGCTGGGGCGTTATCGTAGCATTATCCCGGATTGTAAAATGCTCGTAATTGTACCGCCTCCCATACTGATCAGCAAAGCGGTCTATGTACTGGGTATATATCCAAGCTCCTGGGGCGCTGGGGTTTAAGTCCCAAAAGACCTTTCGCACCTTCGCCGCCAGCTGACGGTTAAACGCCTCCTTGATGGTGTCCTCGTGGTGCAAGTTGATCTCCGTTGCAATCCACATACCGTAGCTGTTGCCGCGGATTTTTTTAAAGCTGTCTGCCTTTGCGGCTCCGGCGAATATCACTACATAATCCCGCCCGTGTGACTTGATTACCAGTGCGTCGTTGCCCTTGTACTTTGTCCAATGGCACCGGCCCCGAAAGATGTACTCAAGCCCCAGGCCGTTTGCATCGCCAATATTGAGCTTGGCATTTGCGCTCGTGCTTCCCGTCGCAAGGTGGATTTTATCGGGCACACCCTTTTCAATCAGCCACGCAAAGGCGGCTATATTGTCCACCGTCTTACCAGCACGCACAGCGCCCTCGGCCACGCTGATGGTCGATTTTACCGCCCGCTGTATGTAAGCCTTGTGTTTGTCCCCAAACGCTGGTTCAATCGTCCGCTGTATCATCGTCCAGCCCAGCCGCCTCGAAATAGGCTCCGCTGTCCTCGGTGTCTATGGCAGACTGCGGATTATCGCTCATGCCACAGTAATTTTTTAGGTGGAAAATCAGCACGGCCCCGCCGTCCTCGATTGCGTGTTTAAAACCCGCTGAACGCAGGGAAGCAATGCCGGATTTCCTTTTTTGCGCAAAAACCTGTGAAAAAGTCTTCCCTCCGTACTCTTTCCGGCACCAGGTGTTTAGCGTCTTTATGGACACCTCCAAAATGTCGCAAACATCTTCCTCGGTGCATTGCACAGAGCAAAGCCTTTCAAACGATTTTTTGTTTATTTCCTTGCGTGGTCTGCCCATCGCCAAACGCTATCACCTCACTTTTTCCATTTCTCGTTCAGGCCCTCACGCACGATTACTTCGGCCTCACTCCGGCCCAGCTTCTTCAGCGCCTTGTACCTTGTATGGCCCGCCAGAATAACACCATCCTCGTCAACGATGATCGGTGCAACATAGCCACACTGCTTTATGCTCTCCACCACAGCGTCAACCGCTTTGTCGTTCCGCCGTGGGTTCTTTTCATATAGCTTATCATTCTGAGTGCTTCACCCGGCCCCGGGAGCTGTACGCCTCGGGCCAGCAAATCCGCCCCGGCGTAAACGCTAAACACGGCCTTTTCCTTTGCCGTCATCGCCGTCACCGGCTCGGGCTCAGCGTCAAAAACGTCATCGCCGATATAGTCAATGTCAAAATCAAATAACCCCATACCCACCCACGCCGGGTGTCTACTATGCCCGGCTGCCTTTCATTTTGCGGCGATTTCCCCCGCCGCAGGGGCAACAAAAAAGGAGGAGACACAGCACATGCCCAAGCGCTATATCTCCACCTAACGTATCACATTTTTAACATGCCATTCCCCCAAATGGGGGAAGTTTAAAAATTTATTTTTCTCCACGCCCACAAAGCCAGTCTAAACTCACGCCCAGGTAGTCGGCGATCTCACAGGCGGCATTGATATCCGGCACCCTTTCCAGCCGTTCATATCGGGCAATGCAGTTTTTAGAGAGGCCCACACACTCAGCCATTGCCTTTCGATTCTGCCGCCGCCGCTCCCGCTCATGCCGCAGGTGATCAGCAAAAGATTCATCCGGTTTCACAGGCTTTCACCTCCGTTTTATATGGATTTTCTCGTCCATGTGTTTATCGATATCGCTCCAACTCATATTATAGTCCAACTCGACCAAAATTTGACAAATATACACATCGCCCAATTCTTCGCACAGCGCCTCAATCGCCTCATCCCTTGTGACGGGCGTTGGGTTCTCGTCACGCTCTATCCGGGCCAGCTTCAGCGCCGCCTTGGCCAGCTCCGTGCATTCCTCCGCAAGCTGCTCCAACAGCGCCGCCTTGCTAATATTTCGCAATATGTAACCAATTTCGCCACTTGACGATGTTTCAATTCCACTCACCGTTTTATCCTCTCTTTCGTAATTTTGTACTTTCCGTGATGATTTACCATCGCCCGTATAACATTACCGCAGGTGTACCCCAGCGTAACAGCCAATTCCTCAGCCGTCCCGCTTGCAATTAACTCTCCTGTCTCCTTGTCCCACGCAGAATAGATATTTTGGATGCATTTCAGCGGGTCATGATACACATTCGGTATGTCTTTTTCGTAGCGCGGGCTATCGTTGATGTACTCGGGGCATTTTATAACGCGATAAGACGGGACATCATGCTTCCCCCCGCCGCCGTTATGCATCGGCCTGTATTCCGCCTCCCATCCTGGCACGGGCACGGTGGCCTTGCTCTCGCTCCACTCACACCCGATGCCATGTGCCGGGTCAGGCACGGCGTTTAGGCAGCTCCAGCACAATGTCTCATACATCTCCGCCGCCTTCCAACTCTTGCAATTTCTGCAACAGTTCGCGGTTCTTCGCCTCCAGCTCCGCGACCTTGTCCCGATACTGGCAATTGAGGGTGTACAGCTCTCCATAGCTGAGCCGGTGTTCTTCGGTGTCTGGCTCCGGTGTCCACATGCCGCTGGCCCTGTAAAGCCTCAGCCAATCGTCTGCCATGGAGATCACCACCCACGGCTTGCCATTCCGGCGGTGGAAGATGATCGGCATCTCTCCGCTGTGCTCTGCGTCCCGTGTGGACTGCTCCAAAGCGTCCCACAGGTGGAATGTCTCCACCCGCTTGACCTCG